TGTTAAATTACCTGTACTGTATGTACCTGTATCAAGTATTTTTATTAGTACTCTATTTGACCCGGTAGTCAGTGACTCGGCTTTAGTTTCAGCCGCATTGAGTGTTAATAGCGGTGTATCGGGATTTGTTCCTGAATTTGAATCGTCTCCGTGCTTAGCGACGTGAACAACATTTGTATATTCAACGTTTTGTAGTGAATCTCTTAAAACTTGTAAAGTTACTTTTTTATTCGTACCGCTCGCTGAAAGTGTTGTGTCGTCAACATCAACAAATGTTAATAAATCGCTATCAGCTAGACTTGTAGCGTTTGTTAATTGTGTTATTTTTGAATCAGCCATTTTTATCCTTCTAACATTTTAGAGCCATCCTCTAATAAAATAAAGCTTGTATCTTCTAATAATAAAGATCCATTAACGGTTACTTGTGAACTGATAGTAATAAACACTTTTAAAAAACTATCTTTTCCATCTTCTAGATCTTCAAATTTTTGTACCGCTTTGACATCATAAACGGATGTTCCTGTTACTATTCTATCAGATACACGAATATCTAACGAGTCATCACAAAATAATTTAAATTCTTTAGCGTATCTATTATCACTATATATCTGAGCTTCATCGTCTAAAGTCCTAATAACTCCAAGGTTGCCAGTTGTAACATTTTGAAAAGTTTTTATCTGACTATTTAAGCCCGTACCGGCCTGTTTTCGCTGTACATCAAAAGTTAAATTGTAAAATGTTTCAATAGACACAAAATCTTTTATATTTATTTATAACATGTATGTTGTTTTGTAGTACGCTCTCAAATACTTTATATGTGTCGGTATCTCCATAACTGACTTGGAAGTCATCAAGACGTTTAGATGTAATATTACCGCCTCCTTTCTTAGCTACTGTGTTAGTCTGATAAAGATCTTTTATCATCTGTTTTACAATTAGTTGTAAGTCAAGTGGCACTTCTGAACTTGTTGCGGTAACCGTATATCCGGCCTCATAATCAATTGTGTATTTAGTAAAGCTGCTCTCTGGTGTGAAATCTAAATAGATCGCTCCTGATTTTAAATCAGTTTTATATCTATCGGTATCGACGTTGTCGCCGTCATATTTAAGTGTTACATTTGTAACAGGGAAAGCGTTTAGAATTATCTCTTTATGTTGGTCGTATGTGTCAATGGGCTCATCACTGTATGTTACAGCGGTAAATTTATTCTCTGTGTATTTTTCTAGATAAGCGGTAGCGTCATCAATATAAACGTTTAACAAGCTGTCATCATCTGAGTTTGTTATCTGTAAATATGTTTTTAGATCGCTTAATGTTATCATTTCTTAACTACTTTTTTAACTTGTTTTGTCTTCTTATTATTAGACTCTTTCTCTATTATTTCTACATCAGAATGTAATTTAGTTTTGTACTCTAGCTCATTTATGACCAGCTCGTCACCAGCCTTATAAGATTTTCCTAAATAGCTAAAGTTGTGTATAGCTCTTACAGTCATATTTTTAATTTAAATAAATGGGGGATTGCTCCCCCTATAAAACTACTTATGTAGCTGTTACAATCCATCCGATACCGCTCTGTAAAGCTGTACTGAACGCTGTTCTCTTAGTAACTCTAAGACCTAACATATCCTGTTCTCCTAGATTTGTTGATCCTACAGTACCTTCCTCTAATAGCTTAACTCTTATACCTCGTCTATCTCCGATATAAGCGTGTCGCCTTAAGTTAGTGTACATTATGTACTTTTCTCCGCCAGCAGTTGCGGTTTGTGGCATTCTGTTACAAATAACAATTGGTTTACCCCAAGCTGTAGGAGGATTCTGCATAGTCGGTACAGCTGGTAAATAGTATTCACCTGATCCTGTAGCCTTAGATTGTCTTAGCTTGTTATAAGCGTTCATTGACATATAAAAAGCACTGTCCTCTGTATCGTCCTCAGCAACGGCATAAACAGCTGCGTGTAAGTCGGCTAGGTCATCCCAGCTAACGTTACTACCTGTTACAGCAGAGCTTGTTATAGTTGTAACACCAGAAACCTCTGCTAAACCTTCGCGTCCTGAAGCTGTAGCGGTTACAAACTGGTCTTCTTCCTCTTTAGCTATAGCCCTTCCAAATCTCTCAGAAAGTAAACTATTAAGGTCAATCTCGGTTGCGTCCTCTAATACTTCGCTAGACATTGTAGTAATACCAGCATATTTGATCGGTGTTAATACTTCCTCGCCAAAAGTTGGCTGGCTAGCTGTAATGGCTGCCTGTTCACCTACTATATAAACAGTTGGTTCACCGGTTAACTCATTAAGTCTTAAAGTATCTGACCCCATGGTCACAACTGTAGCTCTAGATCTTAGAATGTTAAATTGGTTAGTAAATCTAATTACCCCATCTTCAAATTCTTCTGGAACTAGATAGCCTCCGTCGCTACCTGTAGCCTCGTTTAAAGCCTTAGCCCTTTCGCTAGAATGAGCGGATAACTTAGCGTAGTCCTTGTTTACAACTCCTCTTAAAAAATCAGTTGTTTTTAATTTATTCTCTTGTTCTTTAACTTTTTCTTTCTTGTCTTCGCTAGAAATTTTAAAGTTTTTTTGTAAAGATTTGATTTTCTCATCAATCTTTACCATATTATCCTCTAATAAGGAGTTAAATTCTTTTTTGGATAAAGGTATATTAACGTCGGTAGACTGTTCTTTCTCCTCTATCGGTTGTGTGTTGTCGTTCATAATAAAAAAATGTGCTATTACAATTAAATTAAATTTTTAAAGCTTGTTAAAAGCTTCTTGAATTTTCTTTTTCGCGTCTTCTAAAGTTATATAATCCAAAGTTGTTGTATTTGTAACTTTCTTACTTTGCTGTTCGGTCAGTTCAGCAAATTCTTTTAGACACTTATTTATTTTATCATATATTTTTGATATATCTTCTAATTCTGTTCCTGTTTTCTCGTAGTTTAATAACTCGCACAACTCTTTTGATAAAAATTTCTTTCTAAAATACTTAATTTTTTCTTTATATATCGGATAATTACGCTCCATTATTAAGCGTTTTTCTTCTTGTTCTGTTAATAACTTATGTGACTTAGCGAACTGTAAAGCTTCCGGATTAGCCCCTACAATAACGTTACTTATCTCGTATAATTCTGACTTATTAATCACTCCGCCCATCTCTTCCTCATAAGGCTGATAGCCATCTTTTGGAACTCTAAAACCAATAGATATTCCCGTTCCCATACCTTTTTCGTGCATCGCTTTTGCATCTTGAGCTTTCTGGTGGTCAGCGTAGTCAACAGCGAAAGTTAGCATCTTGACGCCATCTTTATCTGTTTCTATATCCCATTCTTTAGTCTGTCCGAGTACGTCATAAACATCTCCGGCTGTTTTATGTCCCCAAATAAAGACGGGATTTTTTTTGTACCGCTCCATGTCGATACCGTCGACCTTGACTATTTCGTTATCTGAGTCGGCTACTTCTTTGGTAGCTATAAATCTTTTAGTCTTTTTGTAACTTTTATTAAATTGTAATTTTTTCTTTTTCATAATTTGTTTAATTAAATATCAAAGACAGGCAACACGTCACAACGACAATTTATCACCTGGTCCTTCGGCAAATTGCTGTCATACGGTCTTTTTGCTTTTGTACCGCCAACATTAAAGAACTCATCTTTTTTAATAACATCACCATCTAACCTATTATGATCTTTTCTACTACCAGACCCGCCAGTAGCTAGCCATTCATAGCCGACTATTTCGTCATTTCTTTCATATTCATTATAACTTACAAAATTTTTTATGTTAGATGTTTCAGTTCTTGCAATTGTCTCAGCTCTACCGTTTTGTCTGTAGCCTTCATACAAGTCTTTTATTTTTTGTACAGTCTCACTTAGCTCTTCTCTAGCTTCTATAGCGTCCTCTAAAATTTGAAATAAGTCTTCTTGTGTAGTCTCGTTTATCTCTGTAGCAAAAAGGCTCAGCCGCTCGGCTAATTCATCTTGTGACTGTCCGGATATCTCTTCTTCTGTTTCTATAATTTCACTAAGCTGATTGTAAAACTCTATAGCTGTTTCAGTAAATCGATTAGAAAATTTATCTATAGTTTTGTTGATTTCTTCCTTCATATCCAATTCAAAATCTGAAGCGACCGCTTTATTTCCTCTAGCCTTCTCTATTACTCTTTGTTCCTGTTCATCTAAAAATGACTGTATAGTTTCTTTCATTTTTCTCTCTTCGTTTATTGTATTGTCTAGAAACTTTTGCCTAATCTCTTCGCGGTCTATTTTTTTAAGTTGCTTAGCTCGCTTTCCCTCTTCTAATTCTGGTTCTGTTTCTGTTGTAGGTACAACATTTGTAAATAAATCATTAGCGTAAATGTCGCCGTCGTCAGTTAATTCCTGGCCTACTTGCTCCCTAGCTTCATTCCTAGTAATAATACCTTTTTCAAAAAGTATTGAAGCTGTATCAGCTAAGCTTTTTTTATCAGCTTTTACGGTACTCTCAAACTTAAAGAATAATTTATTAGTTTCAGTACTGTTGTTCTTAAAATATTTTTTAATTAGTTGTTCATTTAATACCTCTGACTCTTTAGTCAATAAAGGATCTATAGTGTATTCGTTGTAAATTCTTTGGGCTTGCTCCATGTTAGAGTATTTAGCGTCTGAAACTATTAGAGCTTCTGGAACTCCCTGCATGCTTAAAACGTCCCGCCTAAGGAGGTTTAAACCTTCAATCATCTGCATGTCTGTAGAAGTCGAGCTTATTGGAGTCCATTCAGGCTTGACGCCCATTGTTGCGATTTTACCGGCGTTTTTGTTGGTTAAGTACTTCTCTCTTAAAGTTCTTTCTATTCGTTCTCTTTCTTGCGTTCCCATCCCAACTAGTGTTAGAATACCTTGCATTTTTCCCTGATTACCGAACAAATTCATCAAATGAACCGACCCAAATTCATAGCCGTTGTGGGCGTATTTACTCGCTTCGACAGGGCTATAGCCCTTTAACCAGTTCTTAGGATTCGCCGTTCTATAAACTAATACCTGCTCTTTTGGGATTGTCTGTTCTTGTCCGTCACCGTCGTTAAAGCTATATGATACAGGTAAACCGAAGCTGTCAGTATTTATTTTAAAGCTTGTTGGGTCAAGGATATAAAAGTCTTTTGTTGTAACTCCATCAACAATATAAACAAATGCCATTCCAGTAAGCCCCAGATGGGTATGTATAAGTTCTCTGGCGTCATATAACGTTTGTTCTTCGTTAAAACTGTGCAAGTCTCTTAACAGCTGATTGTCTTCTACTTCATCAACTTTGTTTTTTGTTGTTTGTCTAAAAAGTTTAAGCGGTTCTTGAGCACATG